CTCCTTTGCTATCTTAATTGTTCTAATGCCTTTTGCACTATCAACTAAGAACTTTATCATTGTGGTTTTTTCTGAATCATTTTTTTCAACAAATCCAATGTTTTTCATTTCTTCACCTGATACTGGACTTAACTCAGTTTCATTTTCAGAGATTGTAACGATGCCAGATTCTGAATCCCAGAATACGTTTTCAACTACTAGGTCTGCTGATGAACCTGTAATTGTATTTACACCGTCAACTTTTTCAACTGACATAATATTTGCAAATTGATTTGCTGGGGAATCTACAAGACTCAACTCAATCAAATCATATTCTTTAATAACTCTAATTGTCTTATCTGATTTCTCATCATATGCATCGTCCCACTTGTTCATTCTTCCACCAATAGAAAAACCAGTATAGGTTCCATCTAGGACCTTTTCCCATGCATCTTGTGCACCCTTAGAAATATAGGCGGAAACAAAAACGCCTTTATAGAATTTTTTTGTTTCTGGATCAAAATACTTTTCTTCTTTAAATGAAATCATTTTACCAATAGCTGATGGTTGATGCATTTCACGAATATTACCACGGAACTTAGCAAAAGCCTCCATAGAGGCTTCAGTAGTCACAATATCATCTTGCTTATCTAGGTTGTCCAAAGATGCAAAACCAGAAACAATTCTACGGCCTTCATCTACTTTTGTAAGTGGCATTGACAGACGTACATTATCGCCGTCTGTTGACCAATGTGCTTTATTTATATTCATGACGATTCTATTATACCAAACCTTTTAAACTATTTCTCAACTATTGAGACGCTCTACCTTCACCCTGTGGATTACGTCCAGTCGTGGTTACAGGTCCATCAGATTGACTATTGTTTCGTTCAGTATCTCTTGCTCTGTTGCCAGATGCATTTGCTCTAGCATCTGTTGCTTGTCTTGGAGACATTTCAAATGGAGTATCTCCATCTGGATGTTGAGGAAGTCCAATTGCTTCACGAGCCTCGTTAGGCATCATGACCTGAGTCTTTACATATCGCTCAAGAATTTGTGATTGGGTAATTTCATCTGTAAGTGTAAGTTCGTTAAACCTTAACTCAAGTATGTCTGTTTTTTCTTTAATGATCTTGCTGATAACTTTATTTAAGTGCCCTTGTGCAGGACGTGAGACCTGCTCCTTAAATGTTCTATCTTGTGCAATTGAAGCTGCTATTGCTGCTGAGTCAGTACCGCCAAGTTTTGAAATTGGCACTTGATGAGCAACAAGAATATCGTCACGATTTTGTTTGCGATACTCCTTGAATGAACCATCCTGAATACCGTTTTCAATTGGCTCCATCTTAAACTCAACCTTGTTTTGATCTGTATCTCCAGGAAGTGGAATGTACAGAGTTCTGTGTGATTGAGCCTTTAGACCTGTTTGTAGGAAGCGGAACATTTTGTCTTCTGCTTCTCCAGAAAGCTTTGCTCCCTTTAAAGTTACAACATATCTTGGAACAGCCTTATTTTCAAAATAATCAATATTGTATTGTGAAGCAAGTTGATCACCAATAAGTGATGGAAGTGCTGCAATAATATCAGGAATTCCATAGTAAGTGTTTAGAGGTGAATACTCTTTAATGTGAATGATTTCATTTGGTCTTGGATCTGCTGTTACTGGATTAGGATTCTTGGCACCAAAGTTTCTAAAGTAAACTACCTTTTGTCCAATGATCTGCATGTAACCATCACGTAGACGACGAATGCGAAGTGTCGTTGAAGGTATGTGGCCAATGTATCCAATTTCACCATTGACTGTGCGACCTACTTCTAAATATCCATTTCCAGTTGACTCAACATCTGTGTAAACCTTTTCCATTGTCTTTGTAAATGAATCATCATCATTAAGGTTTTCTAGCCAGTCACGCATTTCAAGTTTCATTCTTTCAATACGCTTGCGTGCTTTATCTGTAGCACTTTGTTCTTTACCCTCAAATGAAAGCATAGTACGGTCTGTTACTTCAAATGAATATCCAAGACCAACAATATTTGCAACCTTTGCATCAATAGCAGCATGGTTAGCAAATGATGTATCATAAAAATTTGCAAGTTCGTATAGATTATATGGAGGAGTAATTACATCAAACAGTCCGTATCCATTTCTGTATACAGTTCCAGGATTGATTGCTTTAGATCCAGCATCTACACCCATTGGGGTTGTATTGGCAGAGTCCATGTATGCTGGACTATTTACATCTAAAGACTTTCCAATACTTCTAGCAGTCCTACGACGAAAGTTTTGATCTAGTCCAGAGTAATCTTTTAGATTGTCCCAAGATTTATTGAACGGATCTTGCTCTTTAAAAGAGTTTACTGTTTCTTCTTGTGTGTTTAAACTTGCAGAGATATACTGATATTCTTCATTAGCCATTTTCGTACGCTTCTCTTCCATGTGTCTCAAGTGTATCTTTTGCAGCTTTCCAAGCACCTAAGTCATTTTTAGAAGGTATCAAACCACTGACCATACGATCAAGTTGTTCTGAATGCTCTTCTTCTGAAATACGTGTTAGCCCAGGAACAAATATTGCTTCTCCATCTCCTGCATCACCATAGTGCTTTGCTGCATTCTTTAGCTCATTCATCTTAGAGATGTCATTACGCATAGACTCAATATTTAAAACATTACCGTTACCGTCAGTAAACCAGCGACCATTTGCTTTTTTGTAAACATATAGGCCCCAATCATAGTTCTTCTCAATGACCTTTTTGCGTACATTTCCAACAATTGGTAAACCAGTCTTTTGATTAATTAATGGATTAGTTGTATTACTCATAACCATAAGTATACCATAATGATGCTAGTGTGTACCATCAGATACCATTAATATAGTTTAATCTCGCAAGCATCTGTTGAGCAGTATTGCTCTCCTTCAGCCTCAAGATTTTCTACACCATCATAAATAGCAGACCAATCAATCTTTCCGATTGTTCCTACGTATGAGTTATACTCTTCTCGTGAGATTTCTGTATATGGTTGCTGTGGATAAACCTTATCTCCCATTGGCAAGAAAGATACAGCCTTTAGCTGGCCTTCGTACATGTTTAGTGCTGGAGCAACAAACTTCTTTTCATTTTCTTTATCAAATGAGAGTGTTACAGAAACACCATTGTCTGACCAGTATTTTTGAGCAGTTGCTGCTAAGCCAATCTTCTCAAATAGGCTAACATGCTTTTCAGAACGCTTATGTCCTGAAGCAACTGGGAAGTATACTACTGAAGTGTTTGCTGATACTAGATCTGCTTCAATCTTATACCCTGCAGCTTTGAAAAGATGAAGCATTGGATCAGTATTTCCAAAACGAATAGCACGAAGATAGAACTCTCCACCAGGTCCCCAGTGAACTCCAGGAGTTGCACCAGAAAGCAATGATACTGATCCAGAAGGCTTAACTGTTGTTACACGAACTGATTCACGAACACATAGCCACTCTGAATATTGATGATCATAATTACGAATCTTTTTGTATCCTTCATCCATCCATTCACGAGTTGTTGGAAGTCCATACGTGTCTGCAAATGATGCAATACCTGTTAATGAAGTTCCAATACGACGATTACGTTGCATGATACCGTTTGTTTGTGGCCAATGTGTTGGAAGAAGAGTTACAGTCTTTCCATAAAGGTAAGCAAACTTCAACGTCTTGAGGAAGTCCTCCTTAGATTCGTGACGATTTAAGTGCACCTCTACAAGTGTACAAAGTTCGTATGATTCCAATGGCTGCTCCGCACAAGGGTTGAAGCCCATAATACGACTGTCCTTATAATCAGGAGCATCCGCAAGACGGCCAAAATCACGGGCAACATCAAGCCAGATAAACCCTGGCTCTCCATTGTCTGCAATTAAATCTACATAGTCTTCATATTTTGTTCCAACTGTTGCTGAAATGGAGTTGTTTGACATCCATGCCCAACCTGGCTTTTCTGGATCATATGAGTTTCTTTCTGGAAATACTTCTGGATTCTTAAGATTAATAAATCCATTATCTTCTGCAGTACCAAGTGCAAGAGTAGCAGAACGGCGAACATTTCCTGATACCACACAGGTACCAATAAGATTAATAATATCAACAATAGCACGGCTATCTAAGAACTCTCCTGCTCTAGAGCCAATTACATTGCGAATGCGTGTATGGAGATCAATTAGTGGTGCTGGACCGCTTGCAACCCCTCCAAAGCCCTTAATAGGGGCACCTAGAGGACGGATAAGGTCATAGTTGAAAAGCTGAATTGATTGATTTTGACGTAGAAATGAGTTAATCAACATACGAACTGATTCAACCCATCCTTCACGGGTATCTGGAATTTCATATGTTAATTCTGGTTCTGTAGGTGCATAGATTGCCATCTTTTTATCTTGGCCAAGTGTATCAAATCCAACTCCAATACCCAGCATTAATGCATCCATGACCCAAGCAAATAAGGCACCAGGATCATTTCGGTCAAGGTCTCTAGTTGAAACCATTGCACAATTTTGAAGGGATGAGGAGTTACGCTTCTCCATAGTCATAGGTGTACCAAATGCCCAAAGACCACGACCTGGTGGTGTCCACTTTAATTCAAACATTCTCTGAAAAGCTTCTTGTGCAGACTTCTGCGCTTTATTATCATTCCATGGTAAACGGTTATCTTTAGCATGATTCTTTTGAACTGAATACATACCCTCAATTACACGACGACAAACTTCATGCCAGCGTTCTTTTGTTCCGTCTTCTTTAACACGAGAGTATGTACGAATAAATGTTATCTCTCCTAATGAGTTAGACCCTGCATCTGAGAATCCAAATGGTGCTGGAATTAACTGATATTTATTTACAAACTCTTCTGATAGACGAAAAGAAAATACGCTTTCTGACATTTTATATACCTTTCAAAGTAAAATTAGATGAGTACTTCATGTTTTCTGAAGTAGTACCTAAGTATAACATACTTTAAAAAGAAAAACACGCTCATAAAGAACGTGTAAATCTTTAGTATAGAGTTAGTACTCTATTATTGTATAAGTACTATGCTGTTAAGTCTCCAACTACAACCCATGTATCTGTAAGACGCTTAATTAATGTTACTGATGACCACTGGGCACGTAACTTTAATCCAGGTGTTCCATTTATAGTTACTCCTGCTCCAGCAGTAATTGTTGTTTGACCTGCTCCAGTTTGTAGAACTGTAATTTGTGATCCTACTGGAAAATTAATTGATGAGCTTGGTGGAACTGTTAAAGTATTTGCAGATGCATTACTAATTTCAACAAGCTTTCCTTTATCTGCAAGAGCTAAAGTATAAGATGCTGATTGTGCATTAGTTGCAATATCAGAAAGTATTAAGTTACCAGTTCCAATTTCATCAGTAACCATTGATGCAAGGTTTGCAGATGATGGAGTTGTAAGGAATGTTGCCACACCTGTTCCAAGGTTTGCAATTCCAGTTGCGACTGGCAATCCTGTTGCATTTGTTAATGTTGCAGATGCTGGAGTTCCTAATACTGCGCCAGTTGGGATTGTTACAGTTCCAGTAAATGTTGGTCCAGCAAGTGGGGCTTTTGCGGCAAGGTCTGATGTTAAATTTGCAATTTTAGACTGAGCAATTGCTGCTGATGCATTAACATCTGCGTCTACAATTGTTGCGTCCGCAATCATTGCTGAAGTAATTGCTCCAGTAGCAATAGATAGTGTTCCTGGAGTTGCTTCTGTCAAACCAGAGCCTGCTGTTACAGCCTTTCCTGCATTAAATTCTACATAAGTTACGTTAGTTGTCCCAATTGTAATTGCTGATGTATTAGAGCAAACATATCCGTATCCTGATCCAACTGTACCTTCAAGAACTAGTGTGAAGTCTCCACCCTTAAGTTCTCCAGCAGGCGTATTATCAGCATCTGCTGCGCGAGACCATGCTCCTGCTGCAACTACATAGATACCGTTTTGAGTTTGTGTTGTCTGGTCCTTAACAAGAACACGATCTCCAGCAATTACTGCAACGCCATCAATTGTTTGTGTTCCACTAAGTGTAATATTTGCTGTTGTTGCAACACGAACTGGTTGATGAAAGCTAAGTCCAGACACTACGTTGTCAACATATGCCTTAGTTGCTGCGTGTAAATCTACTGTAGGCGCACCTGATAAAGTAAGTGCTCCTGTCATTGTTCCTCCAGCGTTTGATAACTTAGCATCAAGTTGAGTCTGAATTGCAGAAGTTACGCCATCTACATAGCCAAGTTCAGTAGAAGAAACTGTTGAAGAAATAGCTAGCTTTGTCCAGTCAATTGCTGCTGCAGTATTAATATCAGCGTTAACAATCGTGTCATTTGCAATCTTTACTGAGGTAACTGCGCCATCTGCAATCTTTGCAGTTGATACAGCTACGTCTGCAATATCTGCAGTTGCAATAGTTCCATCAGCAATCATTCCAGTAGTAATTGTTCCAGATGGAAGAGTTACTGTACCAGTAAATGTAGGTGAGGCTAGCGGTGCCTTTAGGTTTAGTGCTGTCTGTGTAGCAGTTGAAACTGGCTTGTTGGCATCTGAAGTATTATCTACATTGCCTAGGCCTACATCTGATTTAACCAACCCAGATGGAGTGGTAATTGTTTTATTTGTAAGAGATTGAACTCCAGTTGTTGTTACAAGAAGGCTGGTATCTGCAATTCCATGAATAGATGTTGTATCTGAAGCATGCGTAGAAAGTGATGAAGAGGCTGCTGTAGAAGCTGCAGTATCAGCATAGGTCTTTGTAGCAAGTGCTGAAGTATCTGCTATTCCATGAACATCAGTTGTGTCTGAAGAGTGAGTAGAGACTGCAGTGTCTGCATACGTTTTTGTAGCCAAAGCTGCAGTATCTGTAATTCCATGCACACTTGTTGTATCAGAACTGTGAGTAGAAACTGCTGTATCAGCATAAGTCTTTGTAGCAAGATCTGCTGTGTCTACAATTCCGTGTACGTTTGTTGTATCTGAGTTATGTGATGAAACAGCATTATCTGCATATGTCTTAGTTGCTAAGGCTGTTGTATCTGGAATACCATGAACTTCTGTAGTATCTGAACTGTGTGTTGATACTGCATTATCTGCATAAGTTTTAGTTGCTAGAGCATCAGTGTTTGCAATACCATGAACATTTGTTGTATCACTATCATGAGAAGTTATGTCTGAAATAAGTGCTACTGTTCCTGTAGAATCTTGGAAAGTAATAGTGCGATCTGCAGTTGGGTCAATTACTGTAAGGGTGGTCTCAAAGTCATTTGCTGTTGCACCTTCAAATACAATTCCTGTTGTAGCATTAATCGTTGTGCTGTTAATAGTAGTAGTTGTACCGCTAACGGTTAGGTTTCCTGAGACTGTAAGATTTCCACTGCCATCAGCCAAAACTACTGTTCCCGTAGCATCTGGAATTGTAATTGTACGATCCGCTGTAGGATCTGTTATTGCAAGAGTTGTCTCAAAGTCATTTGCAGTTGCGCCCTCAAATGTAATGCTTGAACCAAAAGATGGGTTTGCTGTTGAGTTAGCATCAATAAAGTAGTCTAGGTTAACCCAGTGATTTGTACCGTCACCAATTTTAAACTTGTTGGTATCTGATTCAAAACCAATTTCTCCTGCGTTTAGGATAGGACCGTTGCCACTGTTAGTAGAGATCCACTGTGCTGCAGTGCCCCTACGCTGTTGCATTCTTGTTGCCATATTTATGTCCTCCCAGACCTTTTACTATTATATCAGATAATTAACTAAAATTATCTAATGGACTTCCGCCGTCGTAACTATTAACCCAGTAGTCTGAATTGTAAAATCCAGCAATCTCTGTTGATGTAAATATTGAATCATAAAATCCTGCATCTTGGAATATAGAAACAATAAGTCCAGTTCCATCAATTGCAGTATCGTGAATGTGTTGTCTAAGATCAGCGGTATCTGCAAATGTAGCAATCATAATCCAGTCAGCAGCATCAGTAGAGTATACAGATATATGGCGTGATACTGTATCAAACCATAACTGTCCATTTACTGGAGTTGCTGGGGCTGTTGATGCTGGAGCAGCAATCGCTCCTTTGCTATCTACATAAAGTTTTGTTGCTGCATGTGTGTTTTCGGTAGGAGTAGCAACTGTAACGGTTCCTCCAAAAGTACCGCCTTGGTTTACATCTAAACCATGCTTTACTTTAAAATCTTTATTTACAGTTGCCACTTCTAGCCTCTTTTTCTAATTATGCTTCTATGTAGGTCTTGCTTACCTTAACAGAAGTATCTGCTGATGCTGCTGTTACCTGAAGAACAACACTGCCAGAGCCATCATAGGAAGCATTTGTTGTTCCTAGTTGACCATTACTTTGTACATTAGCGTACTCTGTTAGATAAACGTTGTTTGAGCCATCTACGGCTACAAGAACTTCAATAACTTCAATGTCACCAGACTTCTTTAACTGAACTACATATTTAGCAGCAGAATATGTTGCTACTGGCCATGCATCAATATTTGTTTCTGAAGTTCCAGCGGTTCCTGTATTAGAACCAACAAGAGCATCTCCGAAAGCAATACTTGTTGCAGTTGCTGCACCAAGAACTGGAGTAACGAGAGTTGGTGTGTTAGCAAATACTAGGCCACCAGTTCCTGTTTCACCAGTTACTGCTGCTGCAAGGTTTGCAGAAGATGGTGTTCCAAGGAATGTGGCTACGCCAGTTCCAAGACCAGAAACATCATTTGCAATTCGTACTGTAAGTGTGTTATCTGCACCATTGATTGTCTTATTTGTAAGAGTCTGTGTTGCTGCTGTTTCTAGTGTACCGTTTAGGTAGAACGCCTTACCAGAAGCAAGGTTGATATGCTCAGATGAGGTCCATGCATCAGTTGCATCTACCCATGAGAAAGTCTTGTCTGTAGCACCCTTGAGAGTAATACCACCACCGTCAGCGCCTGCGTCTGTTGGTGTTGCTACTGAGCCAAGTGTGATGTTTTTATCATCAATTGTGATTTCTGTTGAGTTAATTGTAGTTGTTGTACCATTAACTGTTAGGTCCCCTGAAAGAACCAAAGATGTACCAGTTGCAGCACCAATG